TATGATTTATTTTTAAATATTTTTGCAAAATCTCTTGGAAGGCGCTTTTCTGGAGTTTCCGTAGAGACTTCTTGCATTGTATTTTCTTCATTTTCCACAAAAATCACCTCCTACTTCTAGGAGTGAAAAAGCCAAACTAACCAATATTCTTTTTTCTCCGTTTGAAAATTTCTTTGTCTTCGTAATATTTTACACGATAAAGACCATATTCAAGTGCACTAAATCTATCCTTTTCTAGTGATTTAGAAATTCGTTCTACTTTATATTTATTTTCAATTCCTGTAGCTTTTAGCCGCAAATTATTTAATTCGTCCATCAAACGAGAAGTCATTTCATATGGAAGTAAAAAAACTCTTCTATCATATGCAGTCATCTTTTGTCCTTTCTTAGTTCGCATTAACTTATCTTTTACAATACGTTCATGCGCTAAAAAGGAAGTAGAGCCATTATTTATAGAAGATAAGAAAGCAGAATTAATTTCATCTTCATTAGAAGATGATGCTTTAATATCATAAATTATTGCATTTAAACGAGGTTCTGGTTCTTCACGAGGTTCGCGCAAATCCGGAGGTAGATGATGATCATTATTGAAAGCATAATATGCTGGAAATGATTCACCAGTCTTTGAATCAAATGAAGGAAGAACCATCGCATCAAGTAAACCAATACCAGGTCCGTTACCGTCAATAACAATTTCGCGAGGCTCATAAAGCTATATCAGTTTTTTAAGTCTTGGCGCCTATTCCGTTATATAATTAGCGCCATTTATAACTTCAGTATATACAACATTTTTCTTAAAACGCTGTAATCCAGGAATTACTTTTATAACCATTATAGCGGTATTCGCGCTATAACGGCCAATATCGGCAGCAAGTATATACCAGGCATCTGGAGTATTAGAATTATAAATAGCCTTTCTTTCACATTTAAGTAGACTGCGATGCTTATTTAGACGGCGAGAATCTAACCATGCATCCGCACTATTACCGGTCCAAATTGACAAATTTTCACGAGCAAATGAATCTTCACTAACGTTATTGGAGTAACGCTGATCTAACATTGTTTCTTTATCAATTAAGCCGTAGTGCAATGGAATCTCATAAGATAGACCCCAGCAGAAATAAGCATTTGGCCGCAATACAGCATTAACCGCAATCTCAATTAAGCGCTGATACATATATACAGTACGGTCTGCCGCAGTTGTAATAAAAGTCTATGGAGAAGATGGTTCATCCACATTTAAAGTTCCATCAACTTCCATACGTTTAACGTTTAATTGAGGCCATAAAACTTCAGTATATGCCTCTTCACTTATTAATGCACACTCTTCAAGAATTGCCGCAGTTGCACGTAAACCACGAGATGTATCTTTTGATACAACTGTAATTTGGCTGCCATTCTTAAAATATAGTTCATAGTAGTTGGTACTGGATTTAACACCAGATTTACCGTCATCTTGGCGGGTCGCTAACTCTTTCTCCAATAGAGGCCAATGACGGAAGAATTGCGCGAACTTATCTTTCGCAATATTAATAACCGTACCTTTTACTTCAGATGCAATCATTATTGATGAGCGCGGTAACAGTACTGCACGAACTAATGCACATAAATATGCTGTGAAGGATTTAGATGTAGCACGGGTTGCTGTCCAGAAATGGTACCTATAGCGCATACTCGCGCGCAAAGCAACTCTCTGATATGGTAATAAATGAAAATGTTTTGCATCTTCAGAATCCTATATAGTATCTAAAAATAAATCAGGATATAGTATCCAATGATTTAAATATTTTGTAAACAATTCTTCATTTTCATCAAGAAATTCACGTGTTAGAGTAACCCCTTTTTCAATTGGTATACCTTCGCGCACAATAATCTCACCAAAATCATTCATCTATACCCCCTCCCTCACCGAGTTCAGTGGCAAGTTCATCATCACCTTCATATTCAATATCTGCAGTTTCATCTAAATCTACTTTTTCATTTTCGATTTCTTCAAGACGTTCGGTCATATTATAACGAGCGCGCTTGTCTTCAACCTGTTCTGCGAAATTGCCCTCATTCATAACAAGTCGCTTTAAGTAGTTCTAAATATTTTCCATCATAAAGTCTACAGAATCTTGTGGCTCATGATGCCATTTTGGATGCCATCCTTTCTTTCCATAATATACCATAAGTTCTCCAACAGATTCAAAGTCCGCCGCAGATTTCGCATTTGTTGCCGTAAAATTATATGTTTTTACAATATCATCAGCTTGCTTCATCATTTTTGAAACATCAACGTTTGCGCGCAATCCTTCCTTAATATGAAGTTGAAGTTCACAGAAGTCACGAGCCTTTTCTTGAAGAATCGGTGTAGATACGTTTTGAGTTGCAACAATCTTATTATAAAAATTGTCTAACCATAAAAGTTGTTCTGGTTTGTATGCACCAGACCATACTTTTCTTAACTGCTTAAGTTTTGCATCTCCTAACTCTTTAATCTCATCATCAATCGTGCCAGCTTCTCGCGCCATTTTCCATCTTTCATTTTCATCTACCCATTGTAATGCAGAATAGTGATCATCGTAGAGTAAATTAAAGTATGCACGCAATGTATGATCTCCATGCTACTTATAAAGTTGCGTCCATTTGTCGAGATCAAAGGGGAGATCAAGCCAACGCATTAGGCGGTCAACTTCGCCCAAATTATCCTACTTTGTCATTGCTTCAAGGCATGGAGTGCATATGTAGCATTTTCCGCCAGGAAAGAATTTGGAAGGTGTTGATTGAAAAAATTCTTCTGGCTATTCGCGCTTACACTTTAAACAACGTCGGGTCTTTCTTTCTGAGGTCTCCATCTTTATTCACTACTCCTCGCTTTATGCGATTTTCTTTATCACATTGCTTGCATGTATTCGACAACTTATCCTTATGAGCATTATTCTTACTAAAAAATAAGGGGTCCATTGGAAGGATTCGGCCGCAATGGATACATTTTTTACATTGATCTGGCGGAGTTTCTTTTTCCAATCTCATCATTCGTGCGACTTGCGCAATTTTTTTGGGTACCTCACTACTCACAATAGATACGAGGTAGTTAGGTGAGTATTCTATAGCATACTTCGCGCGCATCTCCTCTAAAATATCCTCATATGCCATCCCCTGCTTCCTCAAATTGATGAGGAAGAGGCGCAATTCACTAAAGCCGCATAATGATACGTAGCGATCAAAGTCCCAAAGAAGGGTACGCCCATACGTATTCAGCTTATCCTTAAGTGCCTCATACATTGTACAATAATGGTTAAGTAGCGCGCGAACATGTTTATAATTCTCCCAGTCAAAGGTATGCTAGCATACTACCCATTTTACCTCTAACTAATCCCCCTCCCCTCTTGTCTCATAGTCTGCAATATTTTGTGATATGCGGGAGGTATAGGAGTGGGTTACACGATATTGCCACTTATCATAGGGAATCCAGTAGAAGGCATCACCCGACCAATCGTAGAATTGTGGTTTTGGATGGTCTAGGTTTTGGAAATGCAATGTTGGTTTGGCACTGTCTTTCAAATAATACTAATGTTTCCTAATATCAATTAGGTTATGTTTAAGCTGATAGACGCGATAGGGATCAGATACGATAGTGTCGTTTTCATCTGGTGCAACTTTGCCCTATGCAACGTCAAGCATGCGCTGCCACCTATCAATAATCTCCCATTGTTCCCACATTCCGGGAACATCTGAATCACCCGGATCCACCATTTCGCCGGTATGCTTGTCGTATTTGGGTTTGCGAATACAGGGTTTCGGTACTGTATATGAATCGCGTTTATAGGCCGAGCGCAATTGTTGCTCATCGAACCCCGGCACTTCCATCATCTCATCTAGCGACTACACTTTATCATCCTTCGTCTTATAACTCTTATATCTCTTATCTTTATCTATCGTTTCGTTTCGTTGAATTGAATTTTTGCCATTTTCGTCCTTGCCGTAGAGGATGTAGGAAGCCATTTGCTCAAGTTCGGTTGCGCTTGGATCGGTAGGTAACGTGTCGAGTATATCTTCAACAGCGTGAAGCCTATCTACGTCACGCTCTATTGAAAAATCAAGCGAATATTTTTTTCTCATGAAATCGCCTCCTTTCCTATATTATAACATTTTAGGGATTAGGTTGTCAAATATTTGAAAATAAAAAAATTGGTGGAAGGCTTAAAAATAAAAAAATTGGTGGAATGGGGGGAGAGCCCCGTAGGGGCGATTAGTTCGGTACCGAATTATCCTATTACCTACCCCCTGGGTAGGTAAATAGCACAAAAAAAGCGGAAGGGATTTTATCCCTTCCGCTTTTCCTGTGTTTATCCGTTCAGTATTTCGTAAAGGCTTGTAAATGTTCCATTTTCGATTGCGTCCGTAAATGCTTTCTGTTTTCCTGCGTTGTACACAACCTGTATATTTTCGCCCTTCTTTGCAATTCCTTTCCCGCTTGTCAAGTTGTCCATGTCATTTTGGAAAACGTACTTGTCCGACCAGTAAACGGAATAAGCACAAACATATTCAATTGCTTTATTATAATCTTTTGCTTTACAAAGATTATAGATTGCTATTTTATCTTCTTCGGTAAACATACCATATACAACGGAAGTAAAATCGCCTTCCATATAATCGAACAATGTACCATGAGAAAAGGTCTTGCCATTGTGCCCGACTTCCACGATGCCATATTTTTTTGAAACAATATCGGCCGTGTCAATTGCTTTGACGGAAAGCGCCGACCATGTGACAAGGGATATTTTCCGCAGGAAAGCGCAACGGATAAGAACTTCGTACAAATCGCCGAAAGCGCCGAAGTCCTTGATAGATTCTTCATTGTTTTCCTTTGCTCCTGCAAGGATAGCAATATAGTCAAGAACTTTCAGTGTGCCATTTTTCACGGCGGTTTTTGCCGTTGCGGAAAGGGAAAAAGCGATATACGCTTTTTCTTCTTCTTTGACGAAAACGGAAGGGAACTTATCACGGCAAATTTTGACAGCGAGGACAGCGACTTTTTCAACGTCTGTCTTTGTTTCAATCGGTTTAGTATAACGATTGATAACGGAAAGGATTGTGCGAGCCTGCAAAGTGTTGATTGCGTTGATGTAACGTGCCATTGTGGAAAACCTCTTTTCTATAATGTCGTTTTTAACGTCCCGCCGGACAATGGTATTATTGCATATATTGGAATAAAACACAATAGGAAAAACAGGAAAACAGACAAAAAAAAGTTTTTTCTTTTGTTCTTGTTCTGTTTTTTGTATACAATGCAAAAATTGCAAAAAATGCAAAAAATGAAAAATGTTATATTGTATTATAATGTCTTGTGGAAAAAGTTTTCCACAGGACCAGGATGTGGAAAAAGTTTTCCACAGGTTGTCTGCTTGAATCCGTACAACTAACCAGATTTGACAAATGTCATAGATTTGTAACAATTGTCACAGAATTGCAACAAAGCCCGCAAACCCTTATTTTTCAACGCTTCCAGGGCTTTTTCAGATGTAATACATCCAATGGTTAGCCGTGACTAACTGGGGCGGTTTCTGGTACAATATGGTCAGGAGGTGGGGAGAATGTTACAAAAGTATTACGGAGCGAGATGTGGCCAGTGTCGGGTGCACGCGGCGCGTGCGCGCGCACGTGGACGGCGCATCTCCCCAGGTATATATACGCGCGGGACGAGCTGGAAGCTGGAAGCTGCTAATATGCGCGTATAGGCGAGCTGGATAAATAGAAAGGAGCTACAAAAATCATGGGCATTATTGGTTGCGGTATCATGCTTGCGGGATTGCTTGCGGGTGCATTATTCGGCGGTATTGCCATTGCCCTTGTGGTTATGGCAATGGGCGCAATACTTGTGATCGGTGCACAATTGGACGCCAGACAGAAGGAAAAACAGGCGCAAGCATGGCGCAAGAATTACCCACAGTACCGGTACTGATGTACCGGCGCACGATTGGATGTAATACATCCAAAATCATTGCTTGACACGCATAACACGATAGTGTATAGTATAATCAGAAACAGGGAAGGAAAACCCACTAAACCAGAAGGGAAAGAACATCATGCGTACTGTGGAAGTAGTCAAGACTTGGCGTGGTTGGCACGTAACACGGCGGTACTGCGGTAGGACGATGGGCACAGAATTCTTCTCCACCATTGTTCCGGCAAAGATTAAAGGCAAGGAAAAGATCAAGGAATACCTTGAAGAGGTCGAAGCCAAAAAGAACAACTATATTACCACATGGGTGGGTGCGTAAGCACTCACCTTATAAGGTTAGATGTAATACATCTAACACAGACAGTTGACAAATAGAGATGCATAGCATATACTGATAATGTCCAAAGGATAAATAGAAAGAGAGGTAAAAGAACATGAAGGAACTGAAAATCTCAATGATTGCCGTGATGGTGGTTGCACTGATTCTTGTCTTAACTTGTGCGTATGCAGTGCCCAGCAAGGCAGAGGACTTTTATCCACTGCTTACAGTAGTAGTAAATAAGGAATATACAGAATATAATGATTATGCTATCACAGTAGAGGACAGTAATGGTAATTTATGGATATTCTACAGTGATAGTACAGATTGGCAAATTGGCGAACTTGCTAACTTGCTCATGTGGCGCAGTACAGCAAATCCGTATGATGATGAAGTGATTGACGTATATCGAGTGTCTATGGAGTGGTGGCGCTAATCGCGCCTCCGCCTACTTAGATGTAATACATCCAAAACAACCGCTTGCCTTTTCCCGCCTACTGTGGTATTATACCAGTGTCGGGAGGGACGGGACGCCGCCCTCACCGAGGGCGGTACCTTGACAACCGCATAGGTCGCGCGGGCGCGCGAGGGGAAGGAAAACCCCGCTATCAAACCCATCGGATTGAGGTCGGGGCTTAGCCTACCACTGAATGAGGTAACGTTAGAGTTTGTCAGTGGGTTAAGACACTCTCAAAAGGGGAGTGACCGATGTAAAAAGAGCGACCAACACAACGCCGATTGCGAGTCCGAGCCAGACTTCACTTGGTGACGGGGCGTTGAAGGAGCCTAAAATCTCGCAAGCCTTGTTCGCAAGGTATCACTGCTGAATCGGCACAGGTCGGGGTCCAGCAACCCAAAGAAACGACCGAGGGCGCAAGTTGCCCGTGTTAGTCCGATGTAACCGCCCGAGGGGCGGTTTTTTCTTGCCTACATACTTGGATGTAATACATCCAAAAATGATAGTTGCACTTTCCTCCGCGTTGTGGTACTATATTCTTGCGCCGGGGAGCGCCTCACGCACGCGAACCTTGTCAGCCGAATACGGTTTCCAATTTTTGAGAGGGGAGGACTATACCTTAGTGGACAACTACTGGTACAAGACGCTCAAGTCCAATATTTGGACCGAGGAGTCCGAGAAATACGGGCTCTCCGATGAGCGCCGCTACTACCTGTGGTGGGAAGTGCTTCTGGTGAAGCGCCGTGGTTGCCTGACGGATGCCCAAGTGGAAGAACTCCACAAGGACATCTGGTGGGTTGCCAGGGTTCCCGCCGAGCACTGGTGGTGGCACCATTAATCCCTTGCGCCGAGGAATATATCGGCGCCATTTTTTTTTAATATAATATTTGGATGTAATACATCCAAAACAAAGGTTGACAAAATCACCCTAAAAATGCTATAATTCCCTTGGAACCAAGGGAAACAAGGAACGAGCAAAAGAAAGAGAGGAAAAACAAATGGTACGGATTATTTGCAAGGGACCCGAAAACGAGCGGAAATTCTTCTTTGACAATGACATGGGCGAGCCGCAGGAAATTGATGCTTCTTGTGCCGCAGCCTTCGCCGTGGCGTGGTATCAGGATAACAAACTGGGCGTAAAGGAAGAAGGAGAAGCCACGATTTGGGAATTGCTCCCTTAAGGCCCTAACCGGGCCTTGATTATCGTTAGATGTATTACATCCAAATTTTACACTTGCCACAGTAACACAACTATGATATAATGTAAGCAAATGAAGGGAGGCTTTTCCATGATTAACGTTCGTACGATTCGCAAACTGAAGGAAAATGATGGTCTGACTCTGAAAAATGGAAAAATTATCATTTACAAGACAGGTTATCAGGTTGCAGATTATGGCGTTGAATTGAAAACTCCGGAAGATGCAATCAAGGCCGTAAAGGAAATGAAAGGAAATTGCGGCATCTGGTACAGTGAAGGAATTTATTATATTGATCATTCAATGCGCATCAGCACAAAACGGGAAGCGCTTGCGATCGGTCGCGCGCATCAGCAAATTTCAATTTTGAAATGGTCAAATTTCAGTTTGATTTATTGTTAATACACTATCCCATAACACAAGAAATTATATCCCAAAACGGGATATAATTTCATTTTGAAAAGTTGGATGTATTACATCCAAAACATATAGTTGCATTATTCCCGAAACTATGCTATTATATACTTGTCCGAAGGGACAATAAATAATGGAGGGATTTCATTATGGAGTCTATTGAAGTTACCTATAAACTTGAGCGGTATGATTGCTTTAATTTTCATGGTTGGGTTATCTGGGCGTGCTCTGACGGTATGGAAGAGGTATACTTTTCCAGCACGTCCCTCGCGGAAGCGTGTGCAGTCTTTAATGACTTGCATCCCGAAGTTCTGTAGGCTTCGGGAGGGATTTTAGATGTAATACATCCAAGATTAATTTTGACACTCTTGCGAATCAGGCGTATAATAAAATCAAGAAATGAGGGAGGGAACAAACAATGATGATCTACTACGAAATCTACTACTACAACAACCGTTACGAAATCTGGAAATGGACAAACAACGGCTATACTTGCGGCTGCTCACTCTTCAAAACCTTCAAGACCAAAAAGGGCGCGGAGAATTGGGCCGCCAAGCAGTGGCACCGGGTCACGTGGCACTAAGCCACGGCCCTATTAATTAGATGTATTACATCCAAGTTTACCTATTGCAAAATAAACCGGAATATGATACTATAATGGTGCCGGAAATAGGCACTAAATTAGAGGAGGACAAGAACATGGCACGCAATGCAACAGAAGGAACTTACAACGGAGAACCCACTTACTGCACTGTTAATTGTTGGAACGAAAACGACTGTCCTTATGCCAAAAATGGCATTTGTCACATTGATGACCCAGTGAAGGATTGCGATGACTTCGCAATGTTTTTCTCAAGTTGGAAAGAGTGGGAAGAGGCGTAAGCCTTCCCATATAAAGTTAGATGTAATACATCCAAAAATTTATATTGACAATCGTCCTGGGATAGTATAAAATATAATCAGCCGAAGGGCAATAAAGAAAGGAAGGTTAGAACTATGAAACAGGAACTTTGGATGAATGTCAGTATTACGTATTTCGGAAACGGCACTGTCGAGGGACGCTATTATGAGTCGATCGGCGACAACGAAATTGAATCCAAGGAAATCCCGCTGGATACCGCAAAACGTCTGATCTGGGAGCTGGTCCTCGCTGGCGGTGTGCGGAGCGTCCACGTCAATCGGTTTGATCGCAACATCGTTACATCCCAGGCGTACATTTTCCTCCCCCTGTAACCGGCTTATGCCGGTTTTAGAAATTTGGATGTATTACATCTAAAAACATCTCTTGCATAATTCCTGGAATTATGCTATGATATACTTGAATAAAGGAAGGGAGAGAAAACCATGAAGGAAATGATTAGACGGATCACTCACGAAGACCACGCGGATACTTGGTTATTTTTCAAAGATAGCAACGACTATGGCGTTGATTGGGAAGCTGGCGTTGACTTTGGCCCTCTCTTTAGTCGCCGCACGATCAAAAAATGGATTGACAACGGCGAAGTAATTGGACATCGCGTCCGCGGCAATTTCGAGGAATGGTATATTTGAGGCCCAGGGCCTCAGCCCTTATTTGGATGTATTACATCCAAAATTAAGTATTGACATTTGCATAGGGGTATGATAATATATAATTGTCCTAAGGGACAAGAAATAAAAGAAAGAAGGATTTGAACATGAGTTACACCACGAAAACCAACAACGGCCACAAGTACGCCAGCACCTACGTCCGTATCTTTGACGACAATACCGTCCAGCTGGTAAGCTACACCACAACCGTGATTGAGATCACGCCGGAAGGCTGGCTCCACGTCAATGGGCTGTACAGCATGACCACTATTAAGCACATCGGCTGGTTCATGCGGGAACGTGGCTTTGACTACTACCTTGCAAAGAAAATGTACCTTGACAACAAAGAGTTCAATGTGTACACCGGCGAATGCCGGGACCGGGCGTAATGCCCGGTTTTTTATTTTATTTTGCTTTGGATGTATTACATCCAAAACCATCTATTGACTTCTATCCAATGTATGATATAATGATGCTGTCCTCAGAGAGAGGAACAAGAAAGGAGATTAAAACAATGTACCTGTT